TTTCATTATTAAATTTTATAGTTTTCATCAATCTCAACTCCTATTGTGAATTGTGTTTTATATATTATACCACTTAGCTAGAAAAAAGAAAATATAATAAGGAAAATATATAAAAATTTAAAATTAGATATTGATATATCTGTATTACAATCTGCTTCTATTAAAACAATAGGTGGATATAATACTAATACTATGAAAAGAACATTTACATTACACTTTGCTACTATTAATACTGTTTTAAATGCATTATACCCTTTTTTATCATATAGATTTACATTACACCTTGCTACTATTAATACGTAGTAGATAAAGCAATTGAAAAAGTGGTAGAGAGATTTACATTACACTTTGCTACTATTAATACGTTAAAATACAGCTCAAATGCAGAAAAAGTTCTTTTATTTACATTACACTTTGCTACTATTAATACTAAAAAAGCTATGTTAACATTTTTGTATGAAGATGCATTTACATTACAGGAAATAGGGAGTAATTAAAGTACTGAAAATACTGCGTTTCTGTTTACCTCTTGTGTGTTAATCGTACATTATAGATTTGTGTGTATTTGATTTTATATGACAGATGTGTGTGATATACTTACAAAAAAAACAGGGCTTTTAAAGGCCCTGTTTTGATTTATATCTTTTTTTTATTTTATAGGCGAAATATTAATTGATAATTTCTACTATCGCACAGTAGCACCATTGGTTATCTTCGTAACCCCCCATGCTCAAAGCATCAGGTTCACGGTATCTCCAAGCTTTTTTTACTCTTACAAATACTTCTTTGTTTGTTAACTTATCGAAGTATTTGAATTCTTGCCCAACTGTGTAAGGTTCGTCGAAGTCATATAATTGTCTTTCGTTGTTATTCTCTTCTGCTGACAATTCCAGACTTTTTAACTCTGATTTTATTTTTTCAATATAATCAAAGTTATTATTTTTAGATAATCTTTCAATTTCTTTCAAATTATCATTTATAACATCAATTCCATTTTGATATTTTTTCCCTTCAACGCTATATTTTTTGACATAATACAGCATTGTATCAATACCTTTTTTCTTGCTTTCAATTTCTTTTAAAGTTGCTTTTTCTTTAGCTTCTCTTGATATTTTCTCTAAATCAACTGGATGTAAAATTACTTCTGTGTAGTTCATATAACTGTTATTTTTAAACTCAACATTTACATTGAGTTCAATAACTTTGTCTAAATTTCCCTTTGCCATTTCTTTTGTAAAGTTGTCATTCATAACAATCTTTACTTTTTTTCCGTTGAAAGCTATGTCTACAGCTTCAACATATTTTCTTCCAACTTTTTTTATTTCCAGTTTTTTTGATTTTTCTAGTTTCATTTTAACCACTCCTTGAATTTTTTTAAGGATTGTGATAAAATAAATTGAGTGTTTAGCGATACTCTGAGTAGTTCATCTTGGCGGGTGGCTACTCTTTTTTTTATTCTATCTTCCTTTATCTTGATATTATTATACTACATTTTTATATAAATGTCAATACCTTTTTTATAAAATATTTTTATTTTTTCAGTTTTTTTATTAGAGCGTCGGTCCTGTTACCGCCGACTTCATCCAACACTTTATAAATAAGCTCTTTTTCTTCTTGAGTCACCCTGAAGCTTATATTTTTATCCCTTTCCCGGCCTGTAGCTTTTCTGCCCACCTTCCAGGCAGGTGTTTCTCCTCTTTTCACACCTCTCGGCTTTACTTTTTCCATATCTCCTCCTTTCTGTTACTTCCATCTTGATACTATTATACTACATATTTATAAAAAAGTCAATACCTTTTTTATAAAATAAATATAAAATTTTTGCAATAAAAAAAAGAGGGTGACCATTACTGGCCACCCTTTGTCATTTTACTGTCGCAATAATACAGCAGTCCAATGGAGATTACTGTCGTGATAATTACTATTGTAAGATTTTCCGTCAGCATCGTGTCCTTCAGTGTTTTGACTACTTCTGCCGACGGTCCTCCTCCTTTATTTGCTATTTCCAGCATGTTCCTCATGAACTGATATTCCCTTATTTTCATGAGGGCTATATTTTCGACCAGGAAAAATAAAATAATCCTGATTATATATTTGTTCGCATAATTGATTTTATTGCTTTTCTGTGCATGCTTGTGCTCCCTTCCCGGGAACAGTTTTTCCCATAAAGTTTTCTTAGTCACCATCTTTACCACCATCATTTCGAGGAGGGAAGTATCTGTCGATAAGCCTGTCAAGTATGGTCGGCATCTTGACAATAGCTAACTCGGACAAAGGCTCTATAAGAAATCCGATGCCGAAAATGATAAACATTATGGCGACGTCAAGCTTAAGTATTTTCGGGAACATGACCATAAGAAAAATATAAAGGGCATCCGCCAATGCCCCATTTAAAAGCCGTACCCAGAACGGCTTGATATCGATTTTATTATTTGCCCGGAATGTGATATTGCCTAGAAATCCGAGCAGAACGCCGTATGAGATCATAACTACCTCCTTCGCCGTTTCAGTATCCAAACCAAAAAACATAAATAACTCCTTTCTCCCTTTTTAAAGTGCGGCAGGGTTTTCCTTCTTTTCCATGTTGAAAATATTTTGCAGTACTACTCTTAAGTCGCATTTCTTTTTAGCATCCTCCAGTGCTATCGTCAACGCTTCTTCCCCTATCTCTTCGATAAAGTTCGGGATAAATGGCCTGTCAATTGACTTTTCTTTTTCCAGCAGTTCTTCCAGCTTATCCCAAAATCCGTTATAGACTTCCTGAAATTTTTCAACTCCAGCTTTCCCTTTACTCAATATCTCCGTTCTGTAAATAAGTGTTTTTGCCAGTTCCAGTATTTTCCCTGTAATGTAAATTTTTGCCGTTAATCTGTCCATTAAAATCACTCCTTAAAATTATTTTTTTAGCTAAACAAGTTCGTAGTGCGGTGTGTCATACAGAGTTTTCCAGTCACCGCCCCACACTATTTCCATTCCCATTTCTTTTGCTACAGCCTTGACATGTCTTGAGATTTCAACAAGTTTTTTGTTGTCAAACATTTCTGCATCCGTTGTATATTTTACGTAATTTCCATTTTGGTCATAATGACCGCAAACAGCTATATCTACTGCATGGCCATACCCATCAGCTTTTGCCTGATGGTTCGATTTTTTGTTGTAACCGTCCAATTTCGTGACAATTTTACCGGGCTTAGTTCTTCCTTGCTGATATAGTTCATTTTGATACTCCGCTGTTCTTAAGCCTTGCACTATCTTAAAATCGTAAGGGCTGTTACTTATTGCTTTTTTCATGAGTTCAATCAGTTTCGGATGTACCCCCTTCATTTTTTCGATACTTGCTTCCGAGAGCACGTATTTTTTCTTTGTAGCATTATCACCTTCTAATGTTTCAGTAGTCAAAATTATTGTTGTTCCTTCCACTTTCACATCAGTCACCTTTAACTCTTTTCCTTCATGTAAAAACTCAGTTCCTTTTAAATTTCCTATTTCCATTTCTATTACACCTTTCCTTTTATTAATTCCATATCTTTTAAGTATTTATACAATTTCGATGGACTAAATGCACTCGCTTTTAATGTCTTTAAATTGTAAGTCAAGCTATCGTCCAGACCTTTGTTAATCAGATGTAAGCATAATTCCGAACAAAAGTATTTGTCCTTATGCTCGATTCCCAACTCTAGTAATTGAGCTAAAAATATTGCCCAGTAATCGTACCCTTTTCCCTTTAATTTTTTAAACTCTTCTAAGACAATTGGAACTTCTATATGACTATCTAATTCAAAAATATCCATGTTGTCTTTATAAACAAAAGGTTTGATACGAACTCCACCAGGATTGCTTAGATAAACATAATCGTTATACACAAACTCACAATGACTATATTTCCCAAGTGTTCTAAGTGATATAAGTAGACCTACTATGCTTTTTGGCCTGTGAAAACTAATGTATAGTTTATCTTGTTCTAACTGCATATTACCTCCTTTTTAATCGTGAGATTAATCGTGATAAAATCTCACGATTAATTTACATATTTTTGTAAGCTTTTTCGTATCTGTCTTTAGCGTCATATTCTTTAAGCTCTTTATCTGTTAAATTTTCTAGATTATGTGACAGCAACGTTTCCGTAGCCATCGCCTTAGTTGTATGAGCCTGCATTATATTTGCCATTCTCAGCATATCCTGTAAGGTCAGATTGACGTATTTTTCACTGTTATCCTTCGTGTAGAACTTCCAGTTCTCGAATTCTGTCTTTTTCATAGCCTGACACATTACCACTATCCTAGTCAGATTAGACTGGTCTATGCTCCTGTTGTTCTGCAAGTATTTCACACCGTTTACTTCAAATTCAAACGGAGCTACGTCATGTTCCAATCTCAACTCATAGAGTTCCTTTTTAATCTGTTCTATACGTTTTTCTCTGTTTAGTTTAACGATGTTATCTTCGATAAATTCAAATTCTGCTAGTTCAACTGTTTTAATTTTATTATTCTCTACAAGTTCATTGTGTGCGAGTGTGTATTTTCCGACGGCATATAGTTCTTCTTTTGTCATTTCTCTGATGCTCCCCGCAACTAGAATTGGATTTTGAAATTCTACATCAGAGCAGACATGTCTCATATTATCCCAGTCGGGATAAAATAAAACAGGATTATCTTTAAAATCTTCCAAGCTTGTCACAACAGGATGTGCGATAACCTGTAAGGTATTTTTATCATATATATTTACTATCATTTTTACCTCCTTATTATTTTTTTTTATTTTATTTTATTCTGTATAAATTGGAAAATTTATCCGAAAATTGGCAACTGATTTTTAACGGTTTTTTGCAACCAGTATCACGTAAAAGCTTTATCGTCCCCATTCCCAAAAAATCTTCAAAAATTAGGATACTATCAAGCGTTGGGATAGATGACGAACAAAATAATTGGTTTTTTCAAGAACACACAATTTCAAAAACTAACTACACTATCGTAGACAGGGAACACTACTTAAATTTTTACTCAGAAAATGATAAATATTACTATTTTAAAATAATTTCGACAACAAATGTCGATGATAACTATGCTTATATTTATGTTAAATAGCTATCAACAGTCAATTCTGCCAGCATAATATTTTCAGTCAGTTATATTGTTTAAACTAAGTTTATTTAGCTAAATATACCGCATTGATATATAACGCGGAGCTTGTTCGTGCCCCACGCCACACTACATTACCGTTTGTTTCTATATGAGCCGCTCCACCGCTTGCGGAATTGATTATTCCGACAGAAACTGGAGTCAAGAACTTTGGACGAAATTTTTCAGGGATATTAAAAAGTACTTCTCCGTAATTTCGACCGTTGTAAACTTCGTTGGAATCTACAGTCAGAATACAAATATTTCCAATTTTGTGAATTACTCCGACCGTGAGTCTTGAATCTATCGCATAGCTTTCAACACTGGATAAATTTTCCACTTTCTTTGCATTTTGATAATCACTTATCGGGATAAATTTCGACCCCTCGAAATAGGTCAAAGTATTTTCAACGGTTGGAACAACCATTTGCTTATTTGCTTTATCATAATATGCTATCCCTATTTTTTTAGTTCCTGCATCCTGCAATAACCCGCCGTATCCATCTGTACCCATCCAGTTCATTTTTTCTTCGTGTTTTATGTAATCCTGCAGAGTTGACAATGTAACCAAAGTGGATGGATTAATCAGCATTGTTGCCCCGTTAGAATTATTTATTTCAGTAATCAAGTCAATCTCGACTGTAGCCAGATTAATTCCATTTGTTGCTGGCATTGTGTCAGCCTCTGCTGCTCTTGTCACACTGTACAATATCTCATTTCCCGAATCTATCTTTGCATACATCCCTATTGTTTCTATCTTATACGACGTACTGACTGATGCATTTGTAAATATTGCATTCAATCTTACTTTCGTACCTTCCTGACTTACTCTCGACAGATTGACAGTCTGCTTTATTTCATCAATATTTATGAGTTTTGATATATCAGTAGTATCACTGTAAATCTTACTTGATGTTACCGTTCGAGTAAATGTAATCTGCTTGTTGTTTCCGAGTGCATTTGCTATCAAAGCTCTCCCGTTGTCTGTTACCGTAGTGTCTTTAAAAATTGCCATTTTTTTTAACCTCCTATCACATATTTTTTACCATGCATAAATCCTGATGTTGCAAATATCTTAAATACCGCATCAGGTAGTTTTGCACTTATTTCGTATTTCATATAGTTTATTACCCCGTTCGTTATATATATCCTGTTTTCAGTTTTCGGTGTAAGTATATTGATACTGTTAAAGCCTAAATTTGCAGGTAATATTGTCTTTAGCATGTTGTTCAGCTCATCATATTTTTTCGCATCGTCAAACTTCGTAGTAATTCCAAGCTCATATGCATTAAAATTTGGTCTTAGCTCATAGTTTCCAACGCCACATAGCTGGTCCATTCTGTTCACAAGTACTCGCCAAGTGTAAGGGATCTGGTCGTTCCAGTACGTTAAAACTCTAAAAATTCTGATTTCCAGCGTATCATTTTCGTATCTGTGTAATCCCAACATTTCCTCAAATTTGCTTATTCCATCTTCATTGCAGTACTGTATAAACTGATTATTGAATACTTTTCTAAGCAGTTCCCACAGCAACTTGAGTTCAGGCTCTTCACTTTCCATTATCCGCCTAATTTCCCTGTACTCCTGCATAAACTGAGGGAGGTATGACAGCAGGTTGACGTTAATATTTTCTAAAATCGTCATACTGTGATACCTCCCCATACAGGAATCTGATACTCAGTTAATTGTAAATTGTTAGGACTTCCGTTAATTGTTGTGTTCTGAATATCCAAAATCCCATTTATGTCGAGTATTTTAGCTTCTATACGCGACACCCTTACAACAAGGTTATTACTCACTTTTTCATTTTTCAATGCCCATGACTTCCTCAATTCCAGCAAGTAGTTCTTTACTACTTCCTCGACTTTTAATTTTACAAGTGGCCATGAAAAATTAGTTTCAAATGTGATGTTTGTGTGGATATTAATTGCAACATTGCTTGTACCCTGTACTGTGACGACATGCCCTATCGGTGCAATCCCGAGACCTCTAGCGTCTTTGGTTGGATCCATAGTGTCCTGCACTTTTTTAATCAGAGTAGGGCTTGCCTGATTAAAATCACTGTCAAGTATGGTTAATAGAACAGTTCCACCACCATTCCATACTGGTGTCACCTTGACAGCCCCCACACCCTCGATTTCGTGCACTTTAAGTTTATAGTCAGATATGTTCCCTCCATATGCCTTCATGTTAAAACTGTCAAAGTACCGTTGCCGTAACTTTTCTGTCTCCTCTTCATCCTGTCCGGGAATTAAAAGTTCCGTTATCTCAGCACGTCCTAACCCGTTAATATAATCAATCGGGATTATATTTCCTGTTTTTCTTCCTCCATCCCTTCCGGGAGTTTCGCATTCAACCTGATACTCATACAGATTTGTACCTGTGTTATGCTGTATAAATTTTGTGACTGTATAGTTCAGCTCGTCCAAATTAAATCTGCTACCCAGTGGTATTTCTATGTCAAAAATACCTTTCAATACCGCTTTACTTGCCTTGTAAGGTGTTATCCCTCTTTCACTTGCCCTTCTTATCAGATTAGGTCTGCTGGCCGTATCCCCAAAAGTTTCCTGTAGTATTATTGATAATGCAAAATACATGTCCTCCAGTTCTTTTGCGGCAGGGGCAAGGGCATCCCACATGACTGAGCCTTCCCTTTTATCCATGCTGTTCGGAACTCTTGCAAGCATCCGTTCCATTATTTTTTCGTAAGTCATTACTTCAAACATTAAGCTATCTGCACCTCCTTTTCCAGTTCCAGATTTCCAAAAATTGTGACTGCTTTAAATTTGACATGCACCGTTCCTCTTCTTAATGTCTCAAATTCAAAATCTGTCACGTCAAGTATTCTAGTATCCTGTTCCAATGCCTCTTTTACCCTTCTTTCAATTTCAGGGATACAGTAGCTTACAGGCATTCCGAACAGGTCTTCAAGCTCTATCCCATAATTCCACGAGTAGATTATATGTTTATATCTCTCTGTCCTTATTATCTTATATATGGCCTGTTCCATTGCTTTCAGCTCATCCGTATAGCCTTCTATGACATTTCCTGATAAATCCATTTTATAAGTTTTTGTGGGTCGTTCTATTATCCTGATGTCTGAAGTCAGTCCGTCGTTACGAGGTATCATTACAACCACTCTCCTTCCGTATGAGGGTCTTTATACCTATCCAGCACAATGTAAGTCTGTCCGCCCTGTACTTTTAAAAGCACGATGTCCTCACCGACCTTCAGTCCGTTATGGACAGTTATCCGTTTTCTGCCCTTATATTCGTGCTTATGACTTTTAATATCTGTCAGAGCACCTTCTACAAGCTCAAAATCTTCTGTTTCATGACTAACCGAGATGTCAACATCATAGTCCCTGACAAGATGAGTGAGAATAAGATCGTCCTCTTCCAGTATCAGCTTCTGGTCTACTCTGACACTGATAGGATTCACAGATTCTACTGTGCCTTTTCTGTGCTCGAACGGTTCTCCCGCATCATTCGTTGTTTTCGACAGTTCTTTCAACAGTTGTACCAGTTCCGCCATTCTTATCACTCTCCTTTATTCCCATCTGTCCTATAAAGTCAATAGACATTACATGTTTCTGATATTCAAATTTATGCTTAACTTTATCCACTATCATATAGTTCTGCACTACTATATCCCCGACATTAAGTTTTATGAGCATACTTGAGCCACCTCTGACCCTTATGTCGCCGAAGACATTTTCCATCGCGAAAGTTCTTTTTTTGTGATTATACAGTTTTAAAAGACTTTCCACTTTTTCCTTTATTTTCGCCTCTGTCATTTTCTCGTCCACATTTTCAAAGTACTGTAAAATACCCCATGATTTTATGTTAAAAGGGTCTTTCACCATGTATATTTCCCTTGTTTTCGCCTCCTTATTGACCCTTAAGAGCTTTATCTGATTATACGTCTTGTCATCTATACTTGTGCTGTATTTATAATCAGTTGCACTCTTGTCGTCAAGAATGAGATCAAGTATCCTCATTTTCTCGTCTTCCTTAAGTGTAAGCTTTCCATAATCATCATAAAAAATGAACTGTTTCTTCGTGTTATATAGAGTTTCGGTAAGTGCATACAGTATCATGTCAAATAAAGTCTTGTTGTCTTCTATCCTCTTTTCAATCTTAAATCCTGAGTCTTCCAGTTCCCCAATTTCAAGCTTAAAGTCTTCTGCTATCCTTTTTATTATTTCCGTTGCTGTCACATTTTTAAATATATATGTGTCCTTGTTTTTTAAGTACCTCAGCTGATCATATGCGGTAACTTTAATCTTGCCTGATTTTGTCCTGCTACGCTTAAAAATATAACCTAAAAAAAAGGGGACATCCTTGTATTTCACGGATACCCTGTTCCCTTCAGTAAATTCTATTTCCTCTTTCAGCACTTCAAATTCAAGCACTCCACAAGCTCCTTTTCTCTCCGTTGTCCATTCAAGTGATGTTACAAGCGGAATTAAAACCTGACCATTTTCCAGTGTTACTGTCAGTTCAATGTCTTTTTCAAGCTCAAATTTTCCGACTGACTGTTTTATTGCCGCATTAATCCAGCTTTCCCTGTTCAAGTCTATCAGTTTGATTCCTTTTAAGTCCGGCATAATGCTCATTCTTTAAGCCTCACTTTCTGCCCCGGAATAAAGTCCGTTATTTTGTCAAAAGCATTAAGTTTCATGACCTCTGCCATTTTCTCAAGTCCTCCTGTATGTTGACGACATATGTTCCACAGAGTTTCCCCTGCCTCGGTTGTAACTATCCTGTCCAGTATCGCTGTTACTGCACGCGGTTTTGTGATAAACCCCGAAATCTTGTCATCCAGTATTGTCAGAGCTGTTGCCCTAGGGTCGCGGTATTCCTTAAGCTTAATTTCAACAGGGATGTCCATGAATTCGTCAGTATCGTCAGAATATGTGAACTCTTCAAGCGTGACTTTCATATTTGTGTTGAAATATCCCTTCCTGTTCGGATATCTACGAGACACAATGAACTGGAACACTTTCCTGTCCCTTTTCAATCTCTGCAGTTTATCTAAATAATATCCCGGTTTGTTAAAACCCTGTAAAGTATTTAAGTAAGGATATTTAAATGCAGGGAGGACAATTTTGAATGATATTTCCTTGAGCCCTTCGGACTTCAGCAGATTCACTTCAGACGCATTTATAAGCGACACTGTCTCATTCCTGTTCTTCATGCTGTATGTTATCTTATCCGGATTTGCCGGAATCAGCATTCTGTCAATATAAATATCATACATGTTAATGCACCCCCTCTGCCACAATATTCATTTTTTCTTCTATCTTTTCAGTCAGTTTATTTATCACTTTATCAATATCAGCTTCATTTTCTATCGTATTATTATTGTTCATTTCCACTTTTATTTCGGCAGTTGTGAACTGATTGATATGTTCCTGCTCCGCTAGTTCCCTCAGATATTTCAGATCCTCTTCCGTATCCTCAAGACTATTGGCCATTTTTCCTGTGTTATCAGCAGTTTTTCCTGTATTTTTCCCTACACCGTTAGGGTCTTTTCCTCCACCGCCTCCGCCACCCGGCATTCCAGTTCCGGCCGGATCAAGTCCTTTTCCTCCTCCGAGGTCGCCAAGTTCACCTTTCAGCATATCTTTTGTATTTTTGTAACCGTTTTTTAAGTCATTTTCCCATTTTTTCTGTTTCGCATTACCTCTCTCTGCACCTTTCCTGTACGCCGTACCTGCATCTTTCTTATCAAGCTTATAGTTTATTTCAGCTATTTGCGGTGCCGAGAAATTAGCTCTTGCAAGTTGCATCGCACCTCCTGTCGAGGTAGGCAGGTTAATCCCAATTGCAGATAACAGAGGGGCTGCACCGCTCATTGTTTTTAAAAGTCCGTTGATGAACTTATCTGCCTCACGCATTATCCAGTTAAAGGCATCTATGAATATGTTTGCAAAATTTGACAGTCCTTTCGCCGCACTTCTTATAAGCCCGTTTATCCCTCTTATAATTCCGTTTATCGCGGATATTATCGCGTTGACTATACTCGCCCATATATTCCACAGCATAGCCTTCATCCAGTCAAATGCTCCCACGACAACTCCTGTGACTGTAGCTGTTTTTGTCATAGCTTTAATAAGATATATCATTCCTACAACCAAACCTACCACAACTGCAATGACTGCCGCTATTGCAACGACAATCCATGTTCCTGGAAAAGCGTATATAGCCGCATTCAGCCCATACTGTGCTATTGTGGCTAATACTGCCGCCATTTGTAATGCCGTATCAGCCGCAACTTTGAGCCATGCTGCAGTGTTATAAGCCCATATTGCAAGAGTTGCTATCCCTTGAGCCAAGGCATATACCCCCATTGCGGCCGCAACTCCTATGACAACTGGGCTGATTAAGTCCCATTTTTCATAAACCCAGCCTGCAAGTTCCAATGCTTTATCAAATACTGTTGTCATCACTCCGGCCACCATTTCGAACGTACTCGCCATGCTTGTTGCCATCGACTTAAATTTTTGGCTGTTCGCTACCTGATTAATCATTCTAAGCAGAGGGTCAAATGTTCTTAGTGCAAAGTTTCCTGCCTTCACCCAAACTTCGCCCCAGGTCATAGGTAGTTTAGAAAAGTCCCTGTTGATGTCATCCGTCATCCCCAGTACTGCTCTTCTCACTACATCTGCGGTTATTTTTCCTTCGGATGCCAGTTTTTTAAGGTGGTCTTGAGATACACCCATTTCCTTTGCTATTGCCTGAGTGATAAGAGGAGCGTTTTCCCTGATACTCCTGAACTCGTCTCCCTGCAGTACTCCTGACGCAAGTGCCTGGTTAAGCTGCGTCATCGCTCCCGCAGTTTCAGTTGCGGATGTTCCCGCCACTTTAAATGCTTTTGTTGCGTTACCCATGAACTGTATTATCTCAGCATTATTTGAAAATCTTTTTCCGGCAAGGATTCCGAGCTTGGCCACGTCATTTGTAAAACTGTTCAGTGGAACTCTCGCCTCCTGTGCCATTTGATATGCGGCGTTTTTCAGATTATTTTTCTGTGCGGATGTATCTGTTATAAGATTAAGCCTCGCATCTATTGTCATGACTTCATCCGATATTCCAGCCAGTTTCTTCGCACCGTTGACAAGTGCGTATAGTCCTACGGCAGTCTTCAGCTTGTTTATCAAGCCGTTCATTGCCTTACCGCCACCATGTATTGAACTGTTCCACTGTTGCTGTTTTGCCGTATTCTGCTGTGTCTGAGCCCCTGCTCCTGCAAGTTCTGTCTGCAGATTCTGCAGTTCTGCATTAGCCCTTGCTATGTTATCTTTCATTGAATCTAACCCCTTTGGGTCTATCTTTTTATTGTCCGCCGCTTCCATAGTGGTTACAAGACTGCTCATGGCACTTGCCATCTTAAGCACGGGAGCAGTCAGCCTGTCCATCATTTGTATTGACGAGCTTATTGTTGCCATTAGCATCACCTCCTTGCTTTGGACTTCATTTTCTGCATTTCCTTTTTCTCATTTTCTATTTTTAATCTTATGCTTGCTATGATAAATGCTTTTTCCTCAAGATCGAGTTCAGCAAAATCACCCGGCAATATCTTAAGCTTGTGGAGGGCGTAATGTGCATACCCTGCCATTGCATCCTCCTCTATCAGTTTTTTGCTTCTTCGATTTTTTCTTCCATGATATCTTTATCAAAACCGCATATTTCCTGTACTTTTTCTGCCAAAGCGTTATACTCACCTGGTAAAAGCATAGCAGATAGGAGTTCCTCTGCAGTCATTACTGCGTAACTGTCCTGTAACTCTTTGTTGTTTAAGTTGGGGTACACTACACATGCAACAAGCAGTTTTTTAAGGTATTCTGTATAATCAAGTTTAGGCATATATACGTTTTTCTTAATCTTAACCTGCGAGGTACATTGATTTCTTAGTTCGTCATCCGTTTCATTTCCTATAGCCCTGATTTCCCATTCTAATGGCTTTCCATCCTCTCCGACAAATCTGTCAGAAATTACCACTTTTTCATTTTCTACCTGTTTTGCATTTCCTTTAAAAAATCCTTTTAAACTATCCATTATTAAATTCAACACCTTTCTAATTAACGTTATCAATATAAAAATTTCCCAGCATTACTGCATTCCTGGTAAATTCTTAAATTTTTCAGGAATTTCGAAAGATTCAAATGTAAAGTCAAATTCGTCTTCCAAATATTCTGCATCCGCATCTATACTTGCAAGAGTTCCCCCGTCTATGTTACATCCTTTCAGTATGACTGTCTGTCTTCCTACTGTCGAAGTAGGGTCTTCGTTTACAAGCTGCATGTCAAAATATATATCTTCTCCTGTGTTCTGGTATTTCAGTAAAAGTTCCCTGAACAGTGAAGAGTTGTAGTGCAGTTTTGCACTTCCTGAACCTTCCCAGCCTGTAGCCTTGTTCCCTTTTCCTGAACGCCCCATGATAGGAACTTTGGTTTTTGTCTTCTCCATTTCCGCTTTCACGGAAATAACCTGCATTAAAAGATATCTGTTACCTTCTATCGTGACAAAACATCTTCCCATGCTTCCTGATACGGCATCCCTACCGTTCATTGTTGTGCTCATTTCTTACCTCCTTAAGTCATTTTAGCTAGGCCACTATGACACTCATATATAGTTTTTCCATCGCTGCAACAGGAGTGACCTTATCTGTTACTAGCACCGATTTCTTGTCTTTCCCTTTTTCAACTGTTACATCCTCAGCAACAAAGTTTTCAATTGCCCTGACTCTCTGCAGTTCCTTGTGGTGGTCAACAATATTATCTTTAAGTGATACCCTTCCATCTTCGTCGTTATCTACTTTTCCGACGAACGACTTATTGAACAGTTTTGCAATATCCACGGCTATCTGATCAAGTACCCTTATTACCTGATTAGATGTAAAGTCGTCATTCTTATCTACTGTGATTGATGTAAAAGTATTTATGTCCGTAAGAACAACTGGCTTGTTATCAGCCTTATGGAATAAGAATTTTCCTGCTTTTATCCCGTTTTCCAGTGCTGTCTGATTTTCCTTAAATTCAAAAATAAAATCTCCGTCGTAAACTTTATTGGAAACAGATTTGTTGACAGGGCATCCCGCTTCGGCCCCTGTAACCCAGTACACCGCAGACGATTCCTTGTCGTCTTTGGAAATAGTCTTATTTTCAACAGAAATAACACCTTCATGGTCTGCATACGCCCCTCTGTAGACTACAGTCTGAAACTTAGCTCCAACTTCATCACGCATTCTTTTTGTGAACTGTATGTAAAGTTTTTTAATAGTTTCGTCAGTTGCAAGACATCCCAGTGTGTTAAAATAATAAGTTTCAATTTTATCTAAGAACTTCTGATATTCCGTTCCTGTCACTGCACTTCCATTTGTTCCGTTTTCAAGCGGTTTTGCAACGGTCGGCGTTAATGTTGCACCTGTTTTAAAGTCTACAAAATCATTATTTACTAAATCCTTTGCTGTTTTTACTGTCTGAACATCCACTTTTTTATTGTCAAGCAAAGTAGTCACGTCAAACATCGTAGGAGCGTCAACGTTAGCCGCCACTGTTATTTTAATGCTGTTCCCTCTTTCACCTGCATATTTTGCAGTAGCTAGGTCATTACTTGCCTTTGCCCCTTCATTCAGCTTATAACAGTAGACTGTCTTCGCATTAGAAAATAAATCCCTAAGTCCTTTCATTTTTTCATGATCATAGCTATATCCGAATATTTTCAGGCTGTTTTTCTGAAAATCTGAGTTTTCAACGGTAAACACTTCCCCGTCAACTCCCCAGTCAAGTTCCATTGCCATTGCTGCATAACCTCTATCAGCAAGTGATACGATAGCTCTTGCTAGGCTGACAAAGTTTATATAAGTACCCGGCAAAACTTTATTCTGAAATAACCATGTACCTCCTCCGTATGCCATCTATTCCACCTCTCTCTTTAAAAATTCTTTTATTAAGTTATCCACTTCGTCAAAAGTGTATTCCTTGTCTTCTTCAAGCATTACTCCGAGAATATCCTTCTGCATTTCATATTTTTTAGAATTGTAAAGTTGTTCTTTTGTAAAGCTTGAATTTGTTTCGTTTTTCTTAGCCATTCTTTATGCCTCCTTCTATCGAAAGACTTTCCATCTTATCATTTTCCTTTTTCTCACGAATAAAATAACTGAACTGAATAAAGCTGTGCATATTCCCATCCTGTATCTCAGTTTTTCTCTCAGTGCCTCTCAAGATATCTCCATTTTCCAGCGTTATAAGATTAGTAATACTGTTAAGTTTTTCAATCACATCATATATTTCCCTTGAATTCTTTTTATTTTCATCAGCTATATAATCAATCCCGAACACTGTCACTGCTTTATACCTTGAATCAACAATCTGAGTTTTATCAGTACTTATGACATGCACAAAAAAACAGGGTTCTTCGAAATTCTGAGGAACCTGGTTGATGTAAATCTTTATCCCGAATGTTTCCTTTAGCTTTCCAGTCAGTGCATTCAATATATCATTTATCATCCTCCAAGCACCTCCTTTATCCACGCTTCAAGTTTCTTTCCAATTATTTTTGGCAATTCCTTTTCCAGTTCCAGTTCTGCCTTTGTGAGAAAAAACTGTCCTGACACCCATGATTTTTTTAATGATTTTCCGATTGCTGGAACATACCTTCCTGGAGTCTGTCTGTGCCCAAACTCGACATAAGACGCATACTCAACGTTGTTCGTTATTGTCACCGTATATCCTCCACCTGTATTGACTGCTTTCGCTCCTATACTTGCGTCCCAGCCACGTCTCAATGTTCCTTTGTCAACAGGCGTTCTTTTGATTGCTTTGGCAAGTAACCTTGCACCCAGTTCATTGGTAATATTTTCAAGCAACAGTGCCGTATTTGCTTGACTTAATGTATCAGCAGCTTTTCTTATTTCCGAAAAATCCACTTTAACTTTACTTGTTCCCATTTAAGCACTTCCTTTATATGCTTCCAGCACTATTTCCTGGTGATTCGTATAAACCGCCGATATTCCCGAGTGCTTATATTTCCTTGTTATTCCGTTCTGAGTAACTTCAACTACACTGCCCGGAGGAACATAAACTTCAGGAGCGATAAACAGTTTCACAACCTGCGAACTTACAGCAAAGGACTCCGTCTGGCTGGTCTGACTTATGTTCTTAAAACTTAACCGGCATGGTAAATTCTCAAACAACGTCACTTCTGCATGGGTTGTTGCTCCATACTTGTCTTCAACATCTTTAAACCCAAATATATTACAAACTCCAGTCCATAACGACTGTATAGCCTTTTTTGCCTTTTCCAGTTCCTTTACCATACTATCCTCCTATATCTCAAGAGTTCTTCCTCTCCTCTTGTCATCAGATATGTCGTAAAAACCTCAAATTTGTCTTCCTCGCTTTTTGTATCTTCAAAGACTACCTTAGTATCGCCTTCGCTTATTTCTTTCGCCACACGGTCAAAATCTAAGCCATTCAATTCAAGTTGGTTCAGTGATTTTTTAAAGTATAAAAACTCACCTGTACTCCTATCTATCCAAATGTATTTAAGTCCCTCTGGAACTTTATTCTGATTAGTCTTGTTTTTAATATAAGACTTAACCTTTTCGATACTCTGTTCCAATAAAAATAAGTCGGCATCTACGACTTCATAGCTTACCGACTTTAATGTTTTTATCACGTCTTCCTTAATGTTTTCCACATACTCCATACCCAGCACCTACTTCTTTGGTTTTTTAGCCTTTTCTTCCGAGTCTTCCTCCACTTCATATCCACGATCCCTGAACCATTCGATTAAGTTTTCGTTGTCGGTATTCCCAACTCCGTTAACAAAATATACCCCGGCACTCGTCCCTGTGTACTCCTGATTTGGTGATTTTATTACAGCCATTCAAAGCACCTCCTATTTTACTTTAATTTTTCTGAATATTCCCGCCGCTTTGGTAGCTTTCAAAGCAACCGCCGCAACCATTTCAACTTCTCCGGTCTTAACTGCTCCTGCTGTCTTGTAGTCAGGCAACCACGACTTGATTAATCCATTTCCTGTCGGAGCGACTCCGTGGAATCCGTCCATTCCGAATCTTACAGCATATAGAGATGTTTCTCCTGTTCCTGTTTTTGTTTCAGAAACTGGGTCATTTGTTCCAGGTTTAGCCCCAAGATTGATTAATGGGATTCCCGCATACATTTCAACCTGCTGTCCAAAGTCGTTCATGGATGTTGTGTACATCGAAGTTCTTCTCGCACAAGCCCTTATTCTCGCGATAAGCTGTAAGTTCCCTGCTATCATGGAAGGTGTTCCGTCAAGCCCCATCAAAAATTCATCCAGCATATCGAGGAAAGCTTTATAGTTAGTGTCTATTGCAGATGAAGTAGATAAATCTATTGCGGCTCCCGGAATAAATTCTGTTGAACTTCCTGTGATTGCTTTTTCAAGTCCATCAAACGCCTTACTGTTCACTGCACTGTCTCCGTTTATTACGGTATTGTTAAATAAAGCAGATGCAGCTTTTATTTTCTGCGACATCTGTAACTGCACTTCTGACACTATTCCACCCATATCTGCAATAATTCTGTCAATTTGGAATGACCCCCCAAAGATTTTTAAGTCAACATTGTGTCTTTCTTTAGAAACTTCAGCAGGTGTGTATTCGTGATTGACTTCCCTGAAGTCCGCAGTTGGTTGTGTTTTTAATCTTGTGTATCCGTAAGTCATTGTAGTTCCTCCTCCTGTCGGGGACACCACATTGTCAAACGGTATGTTGTTCATAATAAAATTACTCTTTGCAAATTCGTCAATCACTCCAATCTGCAAATCGTCCTGTACATTCTTTTTAGCTTCTGCTAATGTTATCGGCATATAAGCCACCTCCTAATTTTTTTTTAATCTGATTGTGTTGTAAATCTTGCCATTATGGCATCAGCCAGAGATTTTTGGGCATTGCTTTCCCCATTTCCTGTATTTCCTTCACCAGGTTTCACTCCTGTAAAGTTAGGTCCTTTCGGTTTTGTCTCTTCAACGGCTTTAAACAGCATTTTACTGTCTTCCGCTTTTTTCAAACTTTCAATCTGTTCATTGATTCCAAGCAGTACATCACCGTCCATTTTGATTTTACTCATATCCAGTAACGCTTTCACTGCCCTGACATTTAAAGCATCTGCTCCAAGCAACGCCGTGTCCACTGCTCCTGCCAGTTTTATTTCCGCAAGTTCAGCATTGTATTTGTCCGCCGCCATTTTGTTTTCGTTCTGTAGTGTTTCAATTGTCTGCTTCAGAGTTTCAATGTCCCCAGTACTGTTCTTAAGTGTTTCAAGCTGTTTATCCCTATCTGACAAGTCTTTTTCTGCCTGTTTTTTGGCGTTGTTTACTTCATCAAATCTTGCCTTCGGGATAAACCCTTTCAGCTGTTCGGTATTTGCCGACAGCACTTTTTCCGCCTGTTCCTCAGTCAGCCCAAGTTTCAACAGATCTTCTTTGTTCATAAAATAATCACTCCTTCATTTTTTACGCTGTATGTCAGCGGAATCATATCTGATTTGTTCTTTTACGCCTTCAAATCTAAAAAAGGCGAAATAAAAAAGAGCAGTCGTTAAACCGCTCTTGAATTATTACTGTTTATTTCCCTCTGTTCTCCATTTGAAAAAATTAGCCCAGTATGGATTTTCATTATCAAATATTTCTTTCTGCTCTTTTGTAAGATTATGCGGGTAGTCTCTAAATAAATTAAAGATTACTTTCTTATCAAAAGAAAATAAATGTTCTCCAAATGTATCAATATTGCTGACCCACCAAACTTTATCAGTAGGATTTTCTTTATAAAAATCACTTAACATATCCGTCATATCCTTTCAACTGGTCAATTTCATTGGTATTTATATAGCCCAAAATTTCTTCAAATTCTTTGTTGTCTTTCAATGAATCTATATCAAATATCACATTTTTAGGCTTCAATTTTATCCCGTATACTGTGTGGGATTTTTGACACCCAAACCTGTTTTTTAACACTATATCAGTCAAAATCTGATAACCGTTATCAATTTTATCCTGCAATTCCAAGTAGTAATACCTGTCCAATTCTCTCTTTACTATAGCCGCATGCCTTCCAATTCCCAAATAATATTCCTTTTCGTCTTCTGTAATAAAATCTAACAGTTCTTTTATTGCTCTAAAATCATTTGAATTTTCAACTATTAAGCTTTTAACGCCTTTCATTTGTGCTATTTCCAATATATTTTTTCTGTCTGAAAAAAACATTTGAGATTTTCCACCTCTGAAATCTAATACGTCCATCCCATTCCTATTTCCAACATAAGCTAAAGCCACTGATGAGCAAGATCCGTTTGTTTCGTCGCCTCCTGCCAATCGCATTACAATTTCATAGTCTTCCAATTCTCTGCTCAATTTTTCCACTTTTTTGAACTCAACCTTGTTAAGCTCCAAGTTTTTCAAAATTGTACTGTTCTCCCTTATTTCTTTTATTATACCACTTTTTTCAGTTTTTTCAACGGGATTTTTGCTGATATATTTTTCTTTCCAGTCCTTATACGTGATGTTCGCTGGAACATACTCCGTTTCTCCTGTTGCCTCATTCCTTGCGGCTCTTTCACCTTCCATGTCATCAAAATAAGGAGCTGTAGTAGTTCGGCACCCAACATGGAATGGGTTTGCAGTGACTCCGACTTCATAATCTTTCAAGTCAAACACCTTACCATCCATATCCTGACATATGTCCGAAGTCCTGTTATCCAGTGTGGCCACTATTTCATATTTTTCTACACCCAAATCCTGATAACTCTTGAGCCTTGCCCTACTTGAATATGCGGCACTTTCTGTATATACCAGTCTTGATGCATTTGCTTTTGACACTTTCATTTTCTCAGCAATTTTATCTGCCAGTTTTTCAAGACTGTCACCTCTGATAAACGCCTGTGTCATTTCCGTATGCAGAGTATTTATAAGCTTATCTTTATCCTCCCATATCCTGTCACTAAAATTTTTTCCATCGGGAGCCCATGGCTTTTTAATAACTGTATTTACCAGTTTATCGTTAAGGCTGTATATGTTAGTTCCTACTCCTGTACCTTTTGCTATCTGGAATGCTGTTCTGTTGTACTGGTCTTTATAAAGATTTTTAAGATAGCTTTCAAATCCACTTTCACGGCCATTATAAAGTTTTTCTATTTCCCCTCTTACCTGCAACTTCATAGCCTCAAGCCTTTCAATGTGTACTCTTGCACTTGCGTTCTCAAGTTGTCTGCTCCAGTCTTTTTTGATCCCGTTTTCCTCTCCATACTTGATATATTCGTCAAGCGTCCACTTAAATTCTTTAAGTTCTTTGTCATTCAGCATCTTCTTAGCTTCCGCAAGTGATACATCATTATTTTTAGCTATTCTGTTGTACCATACCTCGATGTCCTTGTTTATTCTAACGATAGCCCTCTCGTATTCAAGTTGCTGTCTCCGGAATTCGTCTCCTGCTATTTTATTAAGCCTTTCCTCTTCCTCAATAAATCTGTCCTGCCAGTATTTCTTACTCATCTACATCATCCGAGTGGTTGTGCTCTCCGAATCCTCCATAGCCCTCTATGTTTTCACTACGTTCTTTTTTCAACCTTTCCTGTTCCGCCTGCACATCTGTAACCCATGGATGCTGGGCAAGTATTGTTTCCTCAGATATTATTCCAACTGAATTTTTAATGTCCGTTATTGCCTGACTTTCATTAACCAGAATATCCCTATTAAGCACGACTTCAACCTTTTCAGCAAGGAAATCACCCTGTCCAGTATTCTTTAAATGATTTGCAACAAACCATAGCAGATCTTCAAAACTTGCTTGAAACTCAGTTTCAAAATCGTTTGCCTCCAAATCAATTTCAGAGTACATGGAACGGATATTCAACTGATTCGGATTATTTCCAAGTGTATCGGCCTTGCTGTCAAATCCTGCTCCATTTTCTATTATTGTCTGTTTTAGAAGTTTCACTATCGCATCATAGTTCCCCGCATTCACTTCAACCTGTAAGCTTGACACTTCTCCTTCTTCCCTGACCTTTACCGCCCCATATGTTGCTAGGTTTCTCCTGAATTCACCTAGGTTCTCACCGTCATAGTTCTTTATAACTAGTATCGTGTTCCTGCTGTCCTCCTGCATGTTGTTCATAAAATCACTCATAAGCATATTAAGTCCGTCCTGTAGTGATTTTACCCTATTAAGCAGAGGCTGCTCCAATTCATCAGCCCTAAAACTTATAAGCGGTATTCTTTGCCAGTTATATGGTGTATCGTCAACTGTCAGGTATGCTTTTTTTTCAACCAGGTTAAGCTTATTATCGTTCAGTATGTAATATTCAACTCCTGAGTCCTTGTATAACTCTATATGCGTTTCCTTTTCATATCTTCCGTTCCTGTATACCTGGTTGGCATATTTTCTGATTGCATATTTAAGTTCTGTATGATCGTTGTCAGTCCACACAGGGATAACTTCGACCGAATTAATCCTCTTAAATTTCAAATTTCCTTCTTCGTCGATATATAAAAATAGCCAGCCGATGCCGTTATTATATACATCAGTGGCTATCCTTTTAATCGTTTTGAGGAATCCTTTATCGAATAAATCATTTAGCATCTCGTTGTATTTCTCATTGTCAGTACTTATACTGGGTGTCTTGGATGCTATATAGTTCACCTTCTGCTTTACCAGTTTTTTATACTGATTATTAACAATCTTATTATTCGGCAAGTTATGGACTGTTATCAGTTTCCCGTCATCACCTATTGCAGTTCTGTTCCTTTTCAATATGTCGTGTTCTCCCGCATAATATCTGTTGCCGTCAAGCATCATTCTGTATCCGTCACTTGAAAAGTGCCACATTATAATGCTTTCAACTTCCGATAAGCTTATATTATCCTTTTCCATTTTATCTTTTCTCCTAAAAAATCTTTTTATAAATTCAAACATTTCAGCTCCTTAATCAAAAGAAAATGTAGGGCCTTTTGTGTAATCCTCCAGTGCATATCTCATGGCATCCATCAAGTGGTTAAAATCGTCTACCGGCTTATTGACCGCATTGTCAAACTTATCTTTGTCCCACATGTAGTTGGATATCTCTGTGATGAAATTTACACATCTTGGGTGTATTATGATTTTATAATCCTGAATGTACTGGATTCCATTATTGATACTGTCCTTACCTTTCCTTGAGTTCCTTATTCCTTTAAGCCCTAAGTCATAAAGCTCATCAATTGACTTCGGCTCCTGACTGTCGGCGGTTATTTTTTCCTTTCCATACCCCTTACGGATTATTTCTTCCGCTATTTCCCTATTCTTCATGGCATTCTGATAAATTTCATCAAATACGTATATTGTCCTGTTTGCCACATCTATCAGTCCACAGAACAAGGCAGTAGGGTCATTGGTGTACCCAAAGTCAAGCCCGAATGCCGATTTGACTCCGTGCATTCTCGCCACTTCCGTATAATCAAATTCCTTTTCTTCCCAGTTCTCGTATACCAATCCTTCAACTATCCCCCAGTTTCCAAGCCCTGCGACCTGATAACGCCTCGGGTTGTTTCTCTTCATGTCCTCGAACAGCTTTTTATCGCTTTCGTCAAGCCATTCGTTACACATGTAGTTTGTCGTTTTGGCCATTATGTTTTCATCTTCAACATCAAAAAATCTTTTTTTGAGCCAGTGCCTTTCGTTCCAGGGGTTAAAAGAAATTATAAACTGCTTGAATAGAGGTGGTTCCACAATCCCCCTGATACTTTCGTCAAGCATATTGAAATCCTGTTCCCTGTTTATCTCATATGCCTCCTCGCACCAGCACCAGCAGAGTACCCCCTCTGAAACTGATATTGAAGTTATCTTAAGTGGATCGTCAAATCCTCTAAAAAGTATTTTTTGCCCGGTAGGTTTATATGTTATTTCAAGCGGGCTTTCCTTGAATTCCCAGTACTCAAGTACGCCCAGCCTGTTAATTGCCCATCTTAAATCTGAATAACAGCTGTCCTTAAGTGTCCTGTACACTTTACGCACAACAAGCGTATTTGCTCCCCTGTATTTCATCATGCTGTAGATTATCCAAAGTGCTATGGTCTTGCTTTTCTTACTCGCCCTTGACCCTTTCACAACTTTGTATCTGCCCTTAAAATTCCAGAAATCCTTATATCCCTTGCCAACTATGTCAGGCAGTCTGACCTTCCTACTCTTCAAGTTCGTCCTCACCCACTATCATAACAGGCAGTACTCCTTCAACTTCGACCTTGTCAGTAAACAGCCTGTACCGTTTTCCTAGCAGTTCGGCCGCCTTTATCCTGTCCTTAAGTCCTATCTGTTTTTCAACAATCCTTGCGTCACTGCATCCGTCCCCCGTGCCTTCTACCACGACGACTTCCTCCTTCAGTTCGCCCCGCATCGACGAGGTCAACATCTCAAGCACTTCCTTGGCAGATGCAGTTCTTTCGCTCTCCAGTACCTTCAGTTTCCCGTCGATGTATTCTTTTATGCCAACTTTTGCCAAGTTTTCACTTGCAACGTTGTTCAAATTTTTCCCTTTGTATCCTGCTCTTCTCGCAGACTCCGATGCATTCCCTGTTTCAATGTAGTAATCTGCAAAGCGTTTCTGCTTTTCTGTCAATTTCATACTTGTTTCACCTCGTTTCTTGAAAAATAAAAAAAAGACAGCTTTTACACTGTCTTCTGTTAGCCAGGCGTATGGCTCATGAATCCCGCCTCAGCAAAAAATATCTCGGATTTCCTAAAACCTTAAATTTCCATTCTAACCTATTATAACACATATAAATTTTTATACAAGGACACGAACCGGACATTTTCATTAATTTTTTTTAATAATTCATTATGTCCTGTATCACATTATCTGAAAAAATTAATACCCTCAACCTGTTGATAAGCCTGTTTTTCTGACGTCTTATTGTCCTTTCATCTACTCCGAATTTCTCTGCTACATATTCAAGTGTCATTTCTTCAAAATATTTTAATTCGATAATTTTATAATATTTATCGTCCTCAATATTTTTTAATGCATTTTCCGTCATACTTATAACATGTTCAAGCCGTTTTATTTCATTTTCGCAGTTCTCTATCATATTTTCGATTTTTTCGACCTCTGATAGATATTTTTTGGTCGCTTGAACATTTACACCTATTTCCTTTTTCGAAAGCAGGACGGGGGCATTATGTAAGCCTGAGAGCCTCTCACGTTTAACCTCTATGGCCCCTTTTAAATATTTTAATTCGTATAATAATTTTTCTGTCCTCTGAAACGGGGTCAAGTTTTTCTGAATTTTAAATTCCCTGTCCTCCTTCAGAATCTTTGCCACTTCCTCCGCTATCGCTCTTGCCGTTGCCATTAGTATTCCCCCTTTGTCCTTTCATTCATGTTCTTAAGCCATTTTTCATGATGCACCTGTAAAAACTCTTCTTCTGTTGCACCTACGCATCTCACTATGGACAGCATTGCCCCGAAAATTAAATTTTCTGCTTCTTCCCGTATTTTCGTCAACTGTGACAGTGCACTTTCTATGTCCGTAAAGAATCTGGACCACAGATACATGTCCGTACATCCGATTATCCTGTACGGCTTCTGGTCGATGTAGCTGAGATAAAAATGCAGGCAGTCAGATAATTCCTCCAGCGTTTTTCTCCTGTCGACCGGTTTAGTGTGATTTTTCCAGTAGTTCCATTCGCTCTTGAGTTCCTGTGCCAGTTCTCCCAGCTCGGTAAAATATGCTATGTATGTTCTTATCTGTGACCTTCCCCTCAACGTTTTCTTTTCGTCAAATTTCCTGTCAAGTACCGCCTGTCTTTTAAGCAGTTCCTCAATATCAAATTCTTTCAGTGCTTCCATTCTTTTTTTCCTCCTCGCATTCTTTCAGATACCAGCCCAGGTAAATCTGTGCCTTTTTATAGTCCTCCATTCCGTTTTTCTTCTCTGCACGGATTAGATACTTCATAATGTTACCCTTGCAGAATGACTTAAAGCCTTCTTTTCCAAGTGTTGCCCTGATTACATCAATGCTTTCTATGTTAAGTCCTTCAAGTCTGTAATGTTTAGGACTTTTCACGTTGTTCTCAACGCTACTCAACTCTACTCCGTTTTTATCTGTCCCACTCAACGCGTTTTCTCCTCCTTCAGTAATTCTATTATTTCGCTGTATGCTTCTATTTTTCCGCTTAATATATGATAGCTTGGGTCTCTCAATCCGTATTTATTTTTCAAATTAGTACAGTCGTCTATCTTTTTCTGCAGTAAATTTATCAGTATTATTCTCATTCTTTTTTGTTCCTCCTTTTTTTAACTCCCACTTTCAATTATTTCTGCCGTGTATGGCAGAAAATGCTTGTTAAATTTCGTGATTAATGTCCTTGAATATTTCCTTAACCTTGCATCTATATCCATGTCTTTGTCAGTAAACATCTGAACCACTTTGAAATTCACGATTATATCTTTTAAAGTTTCAAGGGCTTCAGCAACTTCAGGGTCTTCACATGGAAGGTCGTCCTTCCATTTTTCAGAATAGAATTTATCAAAAATACCTCTTAATCCGCCATACAGTGCATGCATTCCCCTGTCACGGTAGATTTTATTATCGAAATTATATTTTTTCTTCATTTCGGGACTATGGAAAAGGAACGTCATCCTGACTGTCTGTTCAATCAGACTTTTTAGCCCTTCATAATTTTCAAGTATCGGGTAGTTTGCCATGCTTTTAATTTTAACCTTCTTCATGTCAAGCTCCCTGTTCGGTTCCGGACAATGTCTGTTAAGTCCAAGCTGACTGAAAAGTCTGAATCTGTCCAGCAAGTACCCTGATGCTTTGTAAACTGAGAACAGGAACATATGTACCTCCCCGTTCTCAATTATTTCCTTTTTAATTTCTTTTTTATCTAGCTTTTTCGTTTTTATTTTTCTCGCCATTGTTTTTCACTCCCGTGTATTTTTCTATTCTTGCCTTCAGGCTTTGCAGCAGTTCCTCCTGAATATCTCCCTTGCTCTGCAGAGCCTTCATGACGTCCTCGTCACGTGTGTTACTGCAGACAAGGTGATGGATTATTACCTTTTCCTTCTGCCCCTGCCTGTGAAGTCTTTTATTTGCCTGCTGATAAAGTTCAAGGCTCCAGTTAAGGCCAAACCAAATGACATGGTTCCCTCCATCCTGTAAGTTAAGCCCGTATGCCGCACTTGCGGGATGTGCAAGCAGGATGTCGATTTTTCCGCTGTTCCAGTCCCTGATGTCATCATCGTTTGAAAGAACTCTGATTTTCTTTCCGCTTTTAGATAGTGATTCCATTATTCTTGAAAGGTCATGCTTGAATGCATAGAATACTAGCAGATTTTTTCCTTCAAGTGATTCTACCAGTTCCATAAAACTTTCAATCTTACATTTATGGATTTCATGAATTTTAGCATTTTCATCGTATACCGCCCCGTTGCTAAGCTGAAGCAGTTTATTAGATAACGCCGCCGCATTCACGACATCTATTTCTTCCCCATTTTCGAGTTCAAGTACGAGTTCTTTTTCCATTTCCTCGTATGATTCCCTTGCCCTGCTGTCCAGCTCCACTCTGATTGTGTTGTAAGTGATATCTGGAAGCTGGAGATAGTCTTCCGCTTTCATGGAGATACATATGTCCGATATTTTTTCCTTTATCGACTCGTTAGATCCTTGCTTAGCCTTCCATGAAAAAATCTGATGCTGGTTTCTCTGGTCGGGATTAAAATATCTTTCCCTGTATGACGTCACTGTTTTTCCCAACCTTTCCCCCCCGTCAAGCAGATAAAGCTGTGCCCAAAGGTCAATAAGACCGTTTGGCGAAGGAGTTCCCGTAAGCTGTATCATCCTTTCTATTTTTGAACTTATTGCCTTCAGGGCTTTAAATCTCTTCGACTGATGGTTCTTAAAACTCGAAGATTCGTCCAGGACAACGGTATCAAATGGCCAGTCATGTTTATAATAATCCACCAGCCATACAACATTATCCCTGTTGGTTATGTATATATCCGCATCGGTATAGAGTGCCTTAAGTCTCTGAGTTTTTGTCCCCATGACTTTTGAGAATTTCAGATTTTTCAGATGATCCCATTTTTCCGCCTCCGTATGCCATGATGACTCTGCGACCTTTTTAGGTGCTATAACAAGCACTTTACCCGATTCAAATCTGTTATAAAGCAGGTCGTCCAAAGCTGTCAGCGTTATTGATGTTTTTCCAAGTCCCATGTCAAGCATAAGTGCAACTTTTTTTATTTCAATTATTTTTTCTATGCAGTATTTTTGGTAATCATGAGGTCTGTAAAGCATCGTAATCCCCCAATATCCTGTCTATCTGTTCATTTGAATCTGCCACATATACTCTACAGCCCAAATTTCTAAGTTTCGCAATCTGCCTGTCCTGTAAGGGTCTTGTTATTTTCCCCGGTGCCTTAAGCTCCACAAAAAATATGAATCCTCCCGGTATTATGCATATCCTGTCGGGTATTCCTGCATTTCCCGGGCTGGTAAATTTATAAGTCCTTCCTCCTATTTTTTTTACACTTTCTTTTAAGTAATTTTCAATATCTTTTTCTCTCATTTTAATTTTCCTTTCAACCCTTGATTTTAAAGGTTTTGAATGTATTTTGTCTACAAACTTTTAACTTTGTTTTTCCTTATAAATTGTTTGTGTACCAGTATTTAAAGTCGTTTACGCTATTTTTTGCATGTCTACAAACTCCTTATATGAATATAAGATTTTTGGGATTAGGCAGTTTAGGGAGAATTAGGCATATATATGTCTCCCTAATTCCCTCTAATCTCTCTAATTTATATTTTTTATGTTAATTTTATAATAGTTTGTAGACAAATGATATATAAATACTATAAATATTGACTTTGAGGTGTCAACAAACTTTTTTTGAGAATGTAGACAAATTTCTGAAAGTACTGTAAATACTGACTTTTTTTGTCTACAAACTTTGTCAACAAACTTTTGAGAATGTAGACAGGATTCCCGAAAATGTCTACAAACTCTGTCAACAAACTCAAAATTCCAAAATTTTTGACAAATTTAGGGAGGAAACCCGCGAAAAATCAGGTGCACAGCATTTCAATAAATAACTATTATTCTTTACGCTTAAAACCCCTTTGCATTCCGTATTTACCGAATCTTGAAGGTGTTTTCATTCTATCCCACCCCTTCTGCATCTCCAGGATTTTGTTTAGTGCTATCGCATCAGATTTTTTTAGATTTCTCAAATCAGATTCTAAGCAAAATTCCCATATTTCGGGAACACATACCCTATTTCTTACGATAAGATTAAAATCTCCTTTAAGATTTCCTTTATAAAAACCTTTCTTTTCATCTTCCGTAAGAGTATCCCAGCAGTCAGGTATTTCCTTTTCTATGAATTCCTGAATCATTCCTTCCCTGTGGTCCCTCATACGGTGGCTCTCCTGTTCCTCTTTCGCTATTAATAAGGCCTCTTTGCTTAACAGAAGGCTCTCATTTCTGTCAAAGGCCTCTCTTGCTTCCGCCCAGATCTGCTCTATTTCGCCATCGAGGTCTCCAAATATGTTCTTTTTCATCTCCTGAATTCCCACATCGACCGGCCAGAATCTTCTGTTTCCCGTTGTATCTTTTAAAAATTCCGTATTATTTGATGTCCCAAAGAATATTGCCCTTCTTGGGAATCTCTTCGTCCTTCTCCCGTATGCCTCCCTGTATATATCAGTCGTTTTGGACAAAAAATGCTTTATTGTAGTGACTTCACTCTTATTAAATGAATCAAGTTCCCCGATTTCGTTAACCCATGTACCCTGAATTACTTCGGCTGCATCTTTACCCTCAAAGGTTTTCAAACTGTCGGAAAACCATTTCATGCCAATTTTACTTAAAAAAGTACTTTTACCTATCCCTTGCGGTCCGTTCAGGATTATCATTTCATCAAATTTTACGGGTTCATTTTTTATAGCCCTTGCACAGCATGCGATAAGTGACTTCCTGATTATTTCCCTTGTATATATGTTGTCTTCGGTTCCCAGATAGTCTATAAGCAGGGTATCAAGCCTTTTTACTCCGTCCCATATCAGTCCGTCCAGAAATTCTTTCGGTTCGTTGTAGCTGTTTTTCAGGAATACTTCAGTCAGTGCATCATCTATCTTTGTCTTGCCATGTATACCATATTTTACGTCAAGCCTTACTCTCAGCCTTGCATCATCCCCGTCTTCCCATTCCCTTACATTATTGTTGTCCGACCAGGGGAGTTTTCCTTGTGCGAATGCCCTGTTTGAAAATACATCATAAGCCATTTTTCCTTTGAGTTCGGGCTCATTCTCAAGTATTATTAGTATATTTTTTGAATTATTGATAATTTTCCCGTTAGTGTCGGTATCGAGCAATGCCATCCAGTCGTCGTCAATTTCTTCTCCGGACGTATCATTTTTAAATACAGCTTCCGCATTCCCTATCCGCTCCTTCTGCACTTCGATTCTTATTTTGCTGTTTTCAAGTGCAAGTTTTGACATTGCAATATAACTCGGATATCGGTTGACCGGGGTGTTTGCCTTTACGTCGTCGTCCAGTTCAGAAAAAGAGTGAATCCGAACTAAATCGAAAGCATTGCACAGCTTGCCCGATGCAGGGTCGGTTGCATGGTGGGAGTATAGGAATTTACCGTTTTCATACAGTATGGCTCCCCCATATGTGCTCCCGCCCAGATATGTGAGCCTGTCTTCGGTATCAGTAAATTCGTAAGCTCCTGGCAGATATTCGTCTATTGCTTTTATTATATCGTATTCCCTACAGAATGCTCCTACCACTCCGCCTTTTTCAGTCGGATCTTCCTGTTTTTTAGGAAGTTTTATTTTCTGTTCGTTCATTCCTGGCCATTCCTGGATATTTTTCCAGTCTTCATACATTCCGAGTATGCCGTCGACATCTAAAAACTGACTGTCGGAATAGTCGAAGATATATACAACATCTGATGAAATGCTGGGATTGAACATCAATCTTTCTGCCTGGAATGTAGTTTTATCACACATTTCAAGACCTATCATTTCCCCCAGTTTTCTTGCTACAGGCTCGTATTCCTCGGCGTTTAATGTTCTTCCTGTAGGAAATATTACACGTAGTCTCGGACGGTATTCGGTGTGTTTCCTTGTGTTATGCACTGCATATGCACAGTTCAGAGCTTTCAAGGTTCTCAAGACATCAGCTGTTCCTCCGGGCTTTATATTGTCCAGATCAAGGGTTACGAGATCTCTTGAAATTACATTTCCTGCTCTTCTTAAGTTATCTTTCAGTAGACCTCCGACATATCCGCCGACATCTTTTAAACTATCCTGTTTTGATTTTGCGTAGCTCATATATTCATCCAGTTTCTCAGGACTTCTATGAGGTGATTCCAGTCTCTTAACAAAATCGCTCCAGTAAATCTCTTCTCGTTTCCATTTCTTATCCGTCCTTGAATTTGCTGTACTTATTTTTATAAGCTTGTCATTTTTCACTTTCTCACCTCCTAGTCCTTCTTATAGTAATCTGATTCAAAACCATCTGCCCTCAGAGTAAGTCCTGGAGCCCATTTTATATTTCCGTTCATTATGTCGCATATTTCTTCCACTGTTACATTCTTTGGTGCATCTACGACTATCTCATCATGTATGTGCATCACAATGTCAAATCCTGCCATTTTTATCCTTCTTATGCTCTCTGCCAGGCAATCCCTTGCTACCGCCTGCACTATGTTCTCCGTTAGTTTTCCGCCGTATGTCTTCAACGCTGTCCATCTCTTGGCTATCTGGTCAAGCCCGTTGTATTCTATTATCTCTGAACCCCAGCTGTTGTTCGTTCTCAGCGGATTCACATAAAATAATTTTCTTCCGCTCGGCAGTGTTATTGTAAGGAAATCCAGTTTTCTTTTTACCATTTCTCTTGAGAATTTTATCCCGTTATAGGAATAAGTTCCACCGGTCTTAACTGCCTTGACCGCACAATCCTGGACATTTTTCCACAGATTCACAATATTAGGATTTGAGTTTCTCCATGCATCCACTATTCCCGGCAGTTCCTCTTCGGTCAGTCCCATATTCAGAGCACCCATTGCTATAAGAGCCCCTGGTCCGCCTTGATATCCCAGTGCAAGTTCGGCAACTTTTCCTTTCTGCCTTAATGTATATTCAGGATTTCCCTTAGCTATTTTCTCAATCGGCACTCCGAACATCATGGACGCCGATGCCTCGTATATTTTCCCATGCCCTTCAAATACATCAAGTCTCCACTGCTCTCCCGCAAGCCATGCAATCACTCTTGCTTCTATGGCCGAGAAGTCGGCAACTATAAACTTATTCCCCCTACTTGGAATGAATGCGGTACGAATGAGCTGTGACAGCACATCAGGAACATTCCCGTAAGTCATTTTGAGGTTCTCGTATTCCTTGTGTCTAACCATTTCCCTTGCAAGATCCAGGGTATCCATGTAGTTTCTTGGAAGGTTCTGCACCTGCACAAAACGGCCTGCATATCTTCCTGTCCTGTTTGCCCCGTAGAATTGTATCAGCCCTCTTACCCTCTCATCTTTTCCTAGGAGGTTCTGCATGGCCACGTATTTTTTTACACTTGTCTTCGATGCTTCAAGCCTGTTTTCCAGTATACTTCTTACTTCATCACCTATCTCCTCGCTTTTTAAATAATCGGTGACATAAGCTTTCTGAAGATTTTCCATCTGATTTTCCACCCTGTTATTTATCCAAGGTAGCAACTGAGCCACAGAGTTAGGATTGCTAAGCCCTGTTATTATTTCTGCCTGTCTTGACAGATGCCCGTGAGATACCGCATCCACTTCAAGGGCACCCTCGAGAAGTTCTGAATCTATCCTGATTCCGAATGAATTTATTTCCTGATCAAGATACCAGTTCTCCCATTCGTTTTCAGGAACAGGGAAGTCAGTCAGCCTGTTTTCAATTTCCATTTCCGTGACAACGTCCTGAATGCAGTAGTTCTTAAAATCGTTCCATTTTTCACTGTCGTGGTAGTGGTAATTCCTTGTTCTTCCGCCATTAGTTTTTGTAGGCTTACAGGGGATACAGAAATATCTTATAAGATTTTTACCTTTCTGATCCTTCTGTTTATCCTGGGGAAGTCCGAGAACCTTTGCGGTAATACCTAACCCTGCAGTGTACCCGCAATATAAGCCGTGCACCATTGTGCACTGCCATTGCCTTATATCAAGGGCATAGAACTTCGAGAGGCATATATATTCAAATGCGGCGTTATATGCATGTTTAATACAGTCCGGACTCTGCATAAGGTTTATTATTTCATCAGGTATCTTTTCTCCGGACGCCAAATCTATTATTTTAACTTCTTCACCGTTTACACTGTATGCAAAAAGAAGTATTTCAAAATTATCCGATTCCACATATCTATATACCCCGCATTTTGTAATGTCTATGTCACTGTAAGTCTCTATATCTATCGACAGATGTTCCATATATTTTCCTCCATTTAAAACTTCAGGGAGGGAGAACTCCCCCCCCCCTTATATTGGTTTTTTTTTAATCCAGAATAGGTTCCCCTGTTATAGGGTCAATTTCAACATTGCCGAACACATCTGATGCATCTCTTCGTCCTGATAAAGGCTCTCCATCAGCTAGTTTCTGAACCATGTTGAGTGCTATTCCTACGCCCGTTTTCTTACCATATGAATAAGGAAAGAACGACAGGTTCACTCTCGCATATACTCCCGAATATATTTCAGATTGGTCTGTTATAGGGATATTCGGGTTAAGACTTACTACGACAGGTGGCCACTGGGCATTGGATTTGGCGTTGAAAATATAATGCCCTTTATACGGTTCATAATATCCCTCGTCATCTGGTTCCAGTCCCTGGGCATCATAATCTGTAAATGCTATATCTATATTTTTAGGTCTTTTCCCTCCCCATTTTTCCTGTACACCTTTTTCAATTGCTTTCTCAATAGCTTCTTCTATTAGTTTTTTAGTTCCTGTGTCCGTTTTAGGTAACATTATCACCGCACTGTATTTCGGATCCTGTTTATCGTCGAACGAATGAGGTTCAAACAGATGTGGGAAATTAAGTCTTACCTTTCTTGTAGTTACTTCTATTCTTTCATTATTATTTGCCATATTTATCATCCTCTCTTTTTTTTAAATTAATCTATGTTATCTTTAAATACCTCCGCAGGAGTTCTTAACTCCAGTGCAGGTCTTTTATCATCCAGTGTTGCAAGTGTAGGTTTTCCTTCGGGTTTCTGTATATAATTTCCTGCAATTTTATATAAAGTTTCTTCCCCCAGCAGTTTTTCTGCCGCAGTTACTGAAATCAGTTCAGTTTTATATATCTCTTCTCTGTCCAGTCCTACTTCTTCCAGCAACTGTGCGGCTACAGCTTTGTCGGTAAATGTCCTGTTTCCGCCTCTGCCTGCCACTAATTTCCACCCCTTCACGTTTCCGCCATTCTGGGCTCTTACCAGGGCATAATCCTCAAATTTTTTAGCCCACTTTGATAGTTCCTTTACTTTTGCCAGACCTTCCCCTATTTCCTCATCGGTAAGAAGTGCAGGGTCTAATACTTCTATATTCATATATTTTTCTGCCTGTTTTCTGCAATTGCCGTTTGCCTTGCAGAATCCGCAGTGTTCTCCAACATGAAATTCATTTGAGCCTTCATATGCTTTCTGAGCTACATCTTTTATTGATTCAGCCCATTTAAGCAGTTCTTCCGACGATATTTCAAAACTTGATGTATTTTTTATTCTCGGCTGTATTATATGTATTACTACTTTTTCAATCTCGTCTATTGCGGACTGTTCCAGATACGTTCCCAAAGCATATAGCATTCCCTGTGGATTATTTTCTGCCGTAACCGGAACCCCTTTTCCATATTTCAGGTCAAATATATGTATGACCTTATCTCCGACCAGTGTGCAGTCCACAGTTCCGAATCCTTCAGGTACATAGGATGAAAAATCTACTCTCTGCTCAGCCAGAAAAAACGGTTTTGATTCAAAACTTAGATAAATGTCGTTTATGTAGTCCCTGTATTCGTTTGTGTACCTGTCCATTTCCGCACTATACAGTTCATTCTTTTTCAGCTCGTTTATCCGCTTTTTAAATTCGCTGGGTCTTAAATCTGCGGTAAAGTGCTTTACAATCTTAAGTTCGGCTATTTCATGAGCCAATGTGCCTTCTGCCGCATATACGCTGGGCTCGTCCTCAAATTTATCTTCCAGTCTTGCTGAACCTGGACATTTTAGCCATCTGTAAGCCCCGCTTGCTGATAGCAGGGCATGATTCCTGTCTGAATGTTTTTCCATTAAAATTTCCCTCCAAGGTCTATGTAAATCTGTGCCAAGGCGTTAAAATCCTCAGGCTGGATATCCGCAAGAGATACGGCATGAAATTTTGTGAAGGCTTTCAGGACTTCGTCCCTTTTCCCTTGATTTGCTAATTCTCTTCCTACTCTCGCTAAATCCCCCCTCGTATATTCGACTTTTACAGTCGGAACGGGATCTGTTTTCTTAGTTTCTGATTTTGCTTTTTTCTTTTTTGGTTCTTCCTGTTCTTTTTCAACATCGGGTACTTCTTCTGTTTTTTCAGATTCCGCTTTCACGTCATTTGTCTGCCAGTTCTTCATTTCCTGTTCCGCATATTCTTTTTCTGCAGGTTCTGTCTGTACAAATTTTTCGATTTTCCCAATTATATTTCCTGTGGGACTTGATATGACTGCAGTGTTTCCCAAAACCATTAACGCTTTCGAAAGATTTTCAATTATCGGCTTACTTCCTTCTTCAATTTCAAAAATTATTTTTACTTCCATTATTCATTCCCTCCATTATTTTTGTTATAGTCATCTAAGGCTATCCATTCTATATTGTCAAATGCAAACTCTATCATTTTTTCCACTACGTCAATTTTATTCCAGCCCGTCTCTTCCACTACGGCATCCAGTAAATTCTGAGTGGATTTCCGTATTCTTATCGGAGTTGAATAGCTTTTCTCGGGCGTGTATTTCTTCGGTAATCTGAGCTTTTCCATCTGTTATTTCCTCCTAAAATTCATTTGTTATCCCTTCAATAATATAATCCATATCCGCTTTTTCAACATTTTCCAGTGCCAGGTTATAATAATTTTCCTTGAGCTCAACCCCTATTGTACGTCTGCCCATCTTCAGTGCCACATAGTTGGAGCTCCCGATGCCTGCAAAAGGATCAAGCACTATATCATTTTCATTTGTCCATAAATTAATGCCTCTTGCTATCACATCAAGCTGTAGCGGGCATATATGCCTTTCATCCTGTTCTTCCCTTGCGGATTTTCCATTAAGTGTATTTGATTGCCTTATGTCCATCCATACAGGACTTGCATATTTCCTCCATACCTGGTGGCTGTATACAGGCACTTCGTTATATTTTTCCTTCTTTTCATATTTCTCTGCATCAGGTTGAGGTCTTTCAATCTTTGCCCCTTCGGGCTCATCATCCCCGATGTAGCTTTCAAATCCTTCAGGATGTGCTATAAGTTCAGGATTTTCTCCAGGCTTTCTCATTGTCACCAAGTAATCAGGAAGTCCCTGACGGCACATTGAGGAGTCCTTGCATATCTGCTTGTGGAGAAGTCCCAGTGCCTTTGTCCTGGTTGCCTCTACAAGCGGATCTTTCCAGATTGTCACTTTGCTGTGATAAATAAAACCTGCATCAGTGAACATTTTTATAAGCTCCCCCGGAAAATCCTTAAGCCCTATAACCCCATCCCTTGACTTCATCATAGGTAGATCCATGCAGTGGAAACTTAATAACCTTCCAGGCATTGTCACCCTGTAAAGTTCGGATATCAGGAATTTAAAATGTTCATAAAATTCATTATCTGATGCTGAATTTCCCATATCCCTGTCACTATTTGAATAGGTATACAGGCTTGCAAACGGCGGACTGAATATCGAATAATGAATACTGTTGTCCGTTATTCCTTTCAGCACTTCCACGCAGTCGCCGTTGTACATTGCGTACCTGTCATCTATTTTCTGATTTAAAATTTCCAATCCCTCAGCACCTCCCCATATGAATATACGTCAATATCCATATATTTCTCCGCCCAGTTCTTTTCAGTGATACAGCCCTGTGAATCTTCCCATCCTTCACATAATATCAGCCCGTCACATTTATTGAGCAGATCAATACACATTCCCATACCCTGTTCATAATCATCAACCCAGTCATACATGAATCCGAACGAATGTATCGGACTTATGAAAGTATGCCCATCATACAGTTCATACAATTTTTTTATTTTCTCTTCGACATCTTTCTTGTTCTCTTCCTTACCACCATATGGGTGTGCCACATAAATCAGCATATCTGTCTCATCTCCTCCCAGTCAGGTAACAGCATTTTGACTTTCGGAACATACTCCGTCATTATCCTTGTTGTCACCTGCAATTCTTTTTTTGTCACTTCTTTAGTCAGTTTTATCATCGCATCCTGCATTTTCTTTGCATCTTCCTGCTTTCTTTCAATGTTCGCCTTTACAGCCCCTTCCTTTGCAGAAATTATAATATATACGTTCACTTCATTCTTCTGTCCGAACCTGTAGCATCTTCTTACCGCCTGATAATACTTCTCATAGCTGTCGGACAGTCCTACAAAAATCATATTGTTGCACTGTTGCCAGTTCATCCCGAATCCCGCAATGCTGGGCTTGGTCACAAGGCATTTTATCAGTTCACCCGAGAAGTTCAGCATTGAGCCAGTCTTGTGTGAGGCTTTATCAGAGCCCTTTATCTCCACGGCGTTATCTATAAGGCTTTTAAGCATTGCACTCTCATCGTTCAGGTCGCACCACACGAGCCACTGTTCATCTGAGCTGTTTACTAAATCTGCGGCAGCTTTACATCTTAATTCAAGACTTTCTTTCCTTGCCTGCCTTCTCTGAGTCAGAGTAAGAGTTTCGCTCGTTACTTTATCGCCATCTACTACTATCTCGTTTATTTTGAGTTCTGGCAGGTCATACCCGTTAACTTCATAGTCAAGGTTTTTCGGGTTGTCTATGAACACTGCCCAGCTTGCCATCCAGTTCCAGAATACGTCCTCGGCGTGGCCTTTCAGTCTCCATTTTGCCGTATTCCCACCGTCGTGTACAAAGTACATGGAAAGCATTTCCGCCCTAGTCATTACCCCTAAAAATTCCGAATGGTTACCCAGCTCCATATGATCGTTAGGAGCAGGTGTTGCAGTACAGGCAAGTCTGAACGGAACCTTGGAGAAGTTATCTATCAGCTTGTTTCTTGTCGAACTTGTGAAAGATTTTAAGATACTGCTTTCATCAAGCACAACTGCCTGAAAGCTGTTCCCTGTAAACTTATCAATCTTTTCATAGTTTGTTATGTTGATACCATCTATTACGTCATCCTGACTTTCACAGATATTGACAGGGATACCGAACTTCTCGCCTTCCTCCTTTGTCTGAGGTGCAACTGCAAGCGGTGCTAAAATTAGAATTTTACCGCCTGTATGTTTGCGGATTTCATCAGCCCATGATAACTGCATTAAAGTTTTTCCCAGTCCACATTCGGCAAATATGGCCGCCCTTCCTTTCTTGAGAGCCCATCGGACAATGTCCTTCTGAAACTCGAACATGTTAGGGTTGAGGGTATTTCTGTCGATATCGATTCCCATATTTTCAAATGTTTTACTTTTTGAGTTGATAAAATCATCATACTTTAACATTTCGGTTTATCACCTCGACTGTCGTTGTTCCGCCATTCTTATGATGTATCACCATCTTGTTGAACTCACCTTTCAGACCTTCCTTGCAGAAATTGCTAAAGTCCTGACCTTTTACAGGTCTGATGACGTTTTCATTTCCGAGGGCATTATATAGACAGATGGTTTCTGCATTTCTTATTGCACCTCTTACATCTTTTTTTATATATTCCATTGATTTTTTCCTTTCCAAGTGATATACTTTCAGTGAATATGTTTTTGTAATCAGCCGATATTGCCATTATCGGCTTTTTCTTTTTCTGCCATATCCCGATAAAGTTCATCCAGGATCATATAATAATCCTCTTCTGTTTCGTAGTAAATTCCTTCAATTTCGGGCATTTAAATCACATCCTTTCAATCCCATTTCGATTCTTTAAAGTACATGTATGTAACAGCTCCCAGCACTACCCATAAGCCGTGCACTACTACTTTAACGGTAATATCATCAGCAAACGATTTTGTCTGATTAAGTATCAGAGCTGTTATGAATGTCCCATACCACACTAACGATTTTTTAGTTTTCATTGTCATTTTCTGTTCCTCCTTCTTTAATCATTTCCATTGCAATGTTATTAGCTAACGAATGAATAAGACTTGTCACATCGTCCCCGTTCACGATTATGACGGGGAAGTTACCATATTTCATGTAGTGTTCCACAGCCTCTTCGGGGATGTGGTAATCCCATCCGCCCCTTGGTCTTGAGGGGGTAGGAGGTACTGTCTGTATTGCTGTTCCGAACTTATACCCTCCTCGCTGGAGTCCGATTCTTACCAGCTGTATTGATTTGTTAATGCGTTCAGAGCATTCTTTTACGGTTAGAGTATTGTTTTTCATATTTCCAAGATCCTTTCGTGTTTTATTTGTTTCCTATTAGGTTACACACTGGATAAAAAAAATTGAAGTTGGGTTTTTTATATCCAGTAAATCTACAAGTTTATCGATATCATTTGTAGTTAATGTGCCATTTTTTAATCTATTCCTAAATGTTCTTACTTGTAACCCTATTCTTTTAGCTACTTTTTCTTGAGTATATCCCTTACTTATCCATATTTCTCTTAATCCATCTTGGTTAATCATTATATCACCTCTTTTCTTTTTGTTTCCTATTAGGTTATAAATAAGATACCACATTATTTTTTCATTGTCAATACCTAATAGGAAATTTTTTTTAAAATTTGAGAAAAAAAACGTTGCATTTTAGGAAAAATATAGTATAATATCAGTATGAGAATAAATTGAATTGGATGAGGTGTGACATGGAAAATTCAAAATCAAGAAAAAAAATAAAACCTACTGAAAAAGAAATAAAAAGAGCTGAAGAATTAAAAAGATTAAGACTAAAACATGGGCTTAGTTTAGATGAAGTTGCTCAAAAATTGAATATTTCGAAAGTAACTTTATCAAGATATGAAAATACTGATATTACTAATATCCCCATGGGAAATATAGAGCAACTTGCAAAAATATATAAAACTACCCCTGCCCATTTAATGGGCTGGGAAGAAAAGAAGGAAACTTTCAATCCTTATTTCGTTGACACTTCTGTGCTGACTGCAACGGAGCTTGAAGAGTTTAACAGAGTTACGGGAGTTAACAAACAACTGTTTTTTAATGATGTGGACGAAGAACATGACATGGCCTTATTCAAACAGGCAGTTGTAGACTTACTGGTTAAAAAGAGAGAAAATAAAAAATAGGTGATTGGATTATGGCAAAGAGGAGTTTTAAGAAACTTGCAAAACGGCTTATGGATGAACACGGAACAAGTGACCCTTTTAAAATTGCCGAGCGTGAAGGAATTCAGATAATCTACTTGGATTTTAAGGCATGGCTCGGCTTATATACATGCATTGATGGGGTAAAAACTATTTTTATTAACAGTAATATCCCTAGATTTTCGCAGAAAATAGTCTGCGGGCATGAACTTGGCCATTCACAGCAGACTTTTAAGGAGGCTGTGTTCATGAAGGAAAATTATCTTTTTGGAGTAAATAAGCTGGAAACAGAAGCAAATGAGTTCGATGCAGTTCTAATTTTTTCTGAAGAAATAAATGATGAAGATTTGACTGACTTTGACATAAGTCTGTTAAATGAGTTAAAAAAATATTTATAAATAAAAGGAGTATGTTGTATTATGAAGAAAATTTTTAAGATTATATTGATTGTAACACTATGGATTTTAGCTATCGGTTGGATGAATAGCGATGGTACTTTTTCGAAATTGTTAAGCGTAATATTAGTGCTATTTTTATTATATCAGCATTATAAAGACTGGAGAGATTCGAAAGAAATTAAAGATTTAAAAGAACAAGCAAATAAAATTTTAGAAATTGAGAAAATGGATCTATTGGAAGCAATAGATATGCTGAAAGAAAAACAAGCTCAAATAAAAAAATTAGATGAGCAAAGAATACAAATGGAAAATATAATTTCAGATAATAGAAATCAGCTAAACGACTTAAAATCAAAACTCGTAATTGTTAATGAGGAATTAGACATGGAAAGCTTTTCTTTGTATAAGCCTCGTTATGATTTTGCTAATTCAAGCCAATATAAGAACAAGTTGGAAGACATAAGAAATCAACAAAAACAAATGATAAAAAATAAAACAGCTGTCCACTATTTTGATGGATGGACAGTGGACGGTTCTAAGTCAAAAGGCCGTAAAATGACAAATGATAATATAAAAATTATTTTGAGAAATTTTAATGCCGATTGTGAAGCCGCTATAAATAAAATAAAATTTAATAATTTACAGTCTATCGAAAAAAGGATATTAAATTCATTTGCACAATTAAATAAGTTAAATGAAACTAACAGAATTAGTATTACAGATAGTTTTTTAAACTTAAAAATGGAAGAACTTCATCTCGGATATGAATATGAAAGGCAGTTAGAAGTAGAAAAAGATATATTGAGAGAACAAAGAGAACGAGAAAGAGAAGAAAGAAGAGCTCTAGCTGAGATAGAACGTAAAAAAGCAAGTATTGATAAAGAAATCATACATTATCAGACAGCTTTAAATGAACTCGAGAATAAAATATTAACTGCGAAAAATGAAGATGAAATAAAAGAATATAACAATAAAATAATGGAAATAAATGAAAATATAGAAAAATTTAAAAACGAAAAAGAAGAAATGGACTACAGAATTGAAAATGTTGGTGCGGGATATGTCTATATCATTTCAAATATAGGAGCATTCGGTGAAAACGTATTTAAAATTGGAGTTACGAGAAGATTAAATCCTATTGAAAGAATTATGGAACTGAGTAGTGCATCTGTCCCATTTAAATTCGATATCCACGCCTTAATATTTAGTTATAATGCTTACGAACTGGAAACAGAACTACACACTAAATTTACTCAAAAAAGAGTGAATCTAGTAAACAACAGGAAAGAATTTTTTAATATAACTATTGAAGAAATCGAAGAAGTCTTGGATAATTATAAAGAATTAACATTTGAATTTAACAAAATCCCTGACGCCGATGAATATAGAGAAACTCTAAAGATGAGAGAAAAGAAAGCCTAAAAATAGTAAATAATCTCGAGACAGTAAATCTATAAAAATAAATAATCTCGATATAATAAATCTAAATAAAAAGGCCCTGCGACCAACAGGACCTTGAAAATATGTGTGTGATATACACGACATACTCTAACCAGTATTAAGTATATCACACAAACCTTTAAAATACAATACAAGGAGTGTGATTTTTTTATGAGAAAACCAAATGGTTACGGAACAGTAGCGAAATTAAGTGGAAAAAGGAGAAGACCGTTTGCGGTAAGAATTACGGCGGGATATACGGACGAAGGGAAACAAATATACAAGTATCTTGGATATTATGCGACAAGGAAGGAGGCGGAATATCAGCTTTCACTTTACAATGCGAATCCATATGACATTAATCTGAAAAATCTAACTTTTAAGGATGTCTATAAAAGATTTTATGATGTGAAGAAAAATACTGGAACAAGTGAAAAAAGACTGAAAGCATACGAATCATTCTTTAAGAAACTTGAACCGCTTCATAATATTAAAATGGTAGACATTAAAACTCCGCATCTGCAGACATTATTTGACACATTTACTGAATTTTCTCCGCTGTATGTAAGAGAAATCAAGTCTTTCACGGGCTTTATTTACAAGTACGCGATGGAAATTGACGTGCTTGACAAGGATTATACGAAGTTTCTTAAACTTAGAAAATTTAAGAAACAGAGAAAAAACAGTATATTTACTGCAGAAGAACAGCAGAAATTGTGGGATAACATCGAAAGCATTCCAGGAACAGATATTCTATTAATATTAATTTACACAGGTTTCAGGGTAAATGAACTGTTATCTGTGAAAAAAGAAAAAATAGATCTGGAAAACTGGACTGTGACATCAGGATCTAAAACAGATGCAGGAAAGGAAAGAGTAGTTCCGATACATCACAGGATACAGCCCTTGATTATCAGATATATGCAGACAGAAGGAGAGTATCTTATTCCGAATTACAACTTTAAATCTCATATGAACTACTCCAGTTTCAGAAGATATTTTTCTCAAATTTTAGAAAAACTGGAAATGGAACATACGATACATGACACAAGATACACATTCATTACATCTCTGAGAGAAGTGACTGACAACAACGCCGCTATTACAAGCATTGTCGGACACACTAATATACAGATGACGGATAAATATACTTTAACTAATATACAAAAAATGAGACAGGAAATAGACAAAATAAATTAATTTCCTGCCTCCTCAATGGAGTATTTTTTTTGTATATTCTGTGTATATTATAGGTTAAATTTTTGATGTTCTCACACAACATTTTAATTTTAATTTAACTAATCAAAATACATAGAATACAGTAAAATCAATGCTTTCAAATACTCCGCGATTAAAATATTAAACTGTAACCAGTCTTTACATTACACTTTGCTACTATTAATACCTTTGAAGAAGTTCACAAAAGTAATATGTCAAAACTATTTACATTACACTTTGCTACTATTAATACTATTTATTGCACTTCCACCTGCCCTTGCAGCTCTTCATTTACATTACACTTTGCTACTATTAATACTATTAAGCTTTTTAATCCCTCGAAATTAGAAAGCAATTTACATTACACTTTGCTACTATTAATACTGAATTGAATGGCATAAGCTGTGATTTTACTGAAAAATTTACATTACACTTTGCTACTATTAATACAGCCTTCGCTAAACCCACTATTTTGTCTTCATTCAATTTACATTACACTTTGCTACTATTAATACTTTCTTATACAGAAGATTTTGAATTTAAAATTTTCAATTTACATTACACTTTGCTACTATTAATACTAATTGGAGCAAAGTGAAAAAAGATGTTTTAGGAAATTTACATTACACTTTGCTACTATTAATACCAGACGAAATAGAAAGAGCTTTGAATGAAGATAAGTATTTACATTACACTTTGCTACTATTAATACGAAATTACGTCACTTATGTTGATGACATTGAACACGATTTACATTACACTTTGCTACTATTAATACAATATCTAAAAAAGGGGGAGGGGTATTTTAGATGTAATTTACATTACACTTTGCTACTATTAATACTCGAAATAAGAAAAAAAATTGGATTCTAAAAAAGAGATTTACATTACACTTTGCTACTATTAATACGACAAATTTTCCCCATATTTTGAAATCATCTTCCTGATTTACATTACACTTTGCTACTATTAATACACTGAAATATGTCGGCTATTCTTGAAATATAAAATCCATTTACATTACACTTTGCTACTATTAATACGACACTAAGAAGAAAGCTAATGCTTTATCTTTTTTATTTACATTACACTTTGCTACTATTAATACAGTTATTCATTTTACTCAATATTTATAATATCATATTTCTATTTTTTTGTCGAACTCTAATTTTTTATAAAAAATAATGACATTCTCTAAATATTATTTTCTTAATTATACACTTAAACCCTATATTGACAATATTTTCAAAATTTCTGTCAATACCATATAGTTTTTCCATTATTAAAGGTCGACAGATTAAAAATTTTTCATTAAAAAAAATTAGAAGTCTTGTCATCTTCCATTCCCCAAAATTCCTTTTCAAGCCATTTTTCTTGTCTTGTTTTAAATAATAAAACTGAATCCTTATCTTCCCTAATATATATTTTTAACTCTA